TGACTGGCTTCATTTCCTTGACTTCCTCTAGCACCAATTCGGCTACAGCAGTACCGTAGACAGCGGCGTTAAGGATACACTCGGCTACAGCCTTGCGCGTCTTGGTAAATTGGAAGTCCTCAGACAGTTGTTCGCGCAAATAGGCGATGTCTTCCTTGTTTTGGTCGTTGCGGTCATCACGAATGTCAAACCACTTACCACGACCGAAGGTAGCCTCCTCCACCTCAGCGACAGATGACTCCACGGCTTGCTGGAGGGCTGGTGAAATGAGACGTGAGCGTTCTGAGTCGCGGGTCTTGTCCTCTGCTGACCAGATACCACGCCAGAGACGGTAATATTCGTCAAACTTCTGCTCGTAGTTAGCGCTATAGTGGTCGCGCCATTGGTCTACCTTATCGATAACCCAACTTTCAACCTTCTGGTCGCTGTATTTCTTATCGTCATCCATGTTAATATCCTGAAATTGTGTCTAGGTACTCGTACTCTTCCTCTTCAAAGTCAAAAACATAGGCTACTTTTGCAAGTTGCTCGATGTAAGACAGTGCGTCAGGCAAGTCATCGTGTACTAGTTTGTTTGGAAACTGAAATAGTTGGTCTAGGAACTCGTTGTTCCAGTCACCTTTGTTGAGGGTAACGTAACCATTCTCAAAGCGCCCTTGCAGCGCCCATACAACACGGTCTGTTTTCTTCTTATTACCGTGTGTTAGCTCGTCAACCCTGAAGAATGTCTGGGTTCTCTTCATAATGTCGGTCATGTAGGGCATAACCGCCTGTTTAGCGATCCCCTTCTCAATGCCGACAGCTATAGGTTCGTACTTGGCAACAGCATCGAATATCTTCTTGGCTGTTTCCTTGACATCCCACCTACCGTAGACAATCTCTGCAACCCACCAACCCTTCTCGTTGGCTTTAACAATAGCCATAGCAGTGTTGTCAAGGCGAGAGTTCTTAACACCGACAGACCCCTCAGCCTCAAAACCAGCCAAGTCAACCGCGATGTAGAAGTCACCCTCATCAGGCTCCTCCTCGTCAAACTTTATCCACTCTTCTTTGAATAACTCCCCACCTGCGGCCTCGAAAGATGCCATAAACTCCTGCCGGAATGCAAATGAGGACATGCTTTTCTTAGCTGCCTCAATCTCTTTAGGGTCAAGTAGCGGGTTGTCGAACGAAGTAAAGTGGAAAGACTTGAAGGTGTCATCGGTTCCTTTTAAACCGTATTGGTATAAATCATAGAAGTGGTTACGACCCATCGGCGTACCAATGAACATCGCTCTACCCTTCAAGTCAGCCAGTGCAGGGCGTAAAATTTGCTCCCACACCGCTGGCTTCATATCTGCATACTCATCGAGTACCAGAAACTTTAGCGAAACACCCCGCATCGTTTCAGGCCGATCAGCACCTTTGAGACTAATAGTTGCCCCATTGATAAGCTTAATCTGCAAGTTGTTAATATGGCTACCTGTAATGACAGAGTGACCAACCTCAAGCAGGACTTGCCACATGATGTCACGAGCTTGACCTTGCGTAGGAGCAACATAAAATACATGCCCTCTCTGGCTTTGTAATGCCTCAACTATTAAGCGGTAAGCCGCCAACCTACTCTTACCTGTACGCCGACCAGCCGCTACCACATGGAAGCGAGTCTCGTCAGCCCATACCGTCTTCTGCCACGGGAGTAATTCAATCTTTAAATCACTCACAGGTTCGCCTTAATCTCAATAGGGTAACATGCAGCGTTGTAAGGGTTCTCTGGGTTTGAGTTGACGTATGTGGCTTTAACAACACACTCATCCAACGTCTTTACCTCATGTTTGCCCAAAATAGTTGCTTCACCGTTGGGGGTTAATGAGAAGATTATCAGGATTATTTTTAACATCACTTACCTCTTATAAGGTTAACAAGGGTTATGACACCACCAAACGAATAGCTTATACTACCCTTGATAGCGTTTATCAGTCCCCTGTATATTTCCATTGGACTAGGTAGAATCCAGCCTAGGATGATTAACAACAGAACCCAAGGGGGTAAACTGTTGATGGTTACGTTGGCGGCGTCAATGGCGGTTTCTGCTTGCGACAGCTTACCGATTTGTTGCGCCTCAACTTTGTTTTCTTTGACGTCACCGACTTGGACACCAGTCTGGTTATTCTCTTTTCCAATCTGAGTGTTGGCAGCGACGTTTGTTCCACCACCCATGCCGGGCACAAATGCGCTAAGGACAGAACAGCCGGAAATACTAATAACAAACGCTATTAGTAAAAGCGACCTTTTCACAGCCCTCTAGTACCCATCAGCCCACGGTCGGCTAACAGGTCTTCCATTGTTGCGTATTGTCTCTCTAAGGGTTCAGGAATATAATCGTATGTTGGCTGTGCTTGTGGGACTGGTTGTGGTGCTTGAGGCATCGCTTGTGGTGCTTGAGGCATCGCTTGTGGTGCTAAGTCAACCCTGCGTGGGTCTGTCTGAGCGTAGGTAGCTCTTGCTTTTTGAGCGTCAAGAATTTCTTTAGATTGAGTTAAAGCGGATAAAGCTTCAGTGTAAGCTTTATTTTTTTCATCATATCCAGCATTACCTTTATTAACGATAGTGTTAATTTCCTTCAATGAACCTGCTTTTAGATCGCCTTCTTCAGTAACTAAATTATTTTTAATCCACCCCATAGACAAAGCTGTTTCAAGCTCAGGATTGTTACGAATAAGGCTATCTATTTTTTCAGGTTCGTTTTTTACAATCTTAGCCAACTCAGCCCACTCTGGTTTATTATAAATTCCTGCCGCTGTGTTTAAGGATTTAACAATATTATCCATGCCAGTTACTTGAATTGGGCCAATACCACGGGTAGGGTAACCGCCTTGTTCTTTGTAAACTTTATCGTAAAACTCTTTTTCAAACCCAATCTTTTGTTCTGGTGTTAATTTTTTTAAAGCTGCGTTCTGTATTTTTTTGTTTTCTTGGTGTGATTTAGAAGGATCAAAAGAAGGGATACCATAACGTTCTTTATGCCCTTTAAACCATTGTTCTCTGTCTTTAGGCATCGACCATAAGCTGCGTTCTTGTGCTAACAATTCTTTAGTTTGTGCTGAACCTGCTTTTGTTTTATATTTTTTTACAATCTTTGCCTCAGTAGGATACGAATCTAAAACTTGGAAAGGAGAAATAAAAAGACCAGCCGCTTTTTTTTCATTAACATAAAGAGGCACGTCCTCTGTTCTTGATTTTTTTAAGTTAGATTCTCCTTCCCAGATACCCATTAACTTTGCCTTGCCTTCGGTAGACATATTAGGAAAAGTTTTAGAAAGATAATCAAATGCTTCTTGTTGTTCAGTCTTTAGTGCCATAATCATAGTCCTCAACATCCACGATGTCGTCATTTCCGGCGATTGAGACAGACTCGCCCACACCGGAGATTGTAATGTTAACAGAAGGGCGAGAAGAACCCGCCTTATCTTTCTCGAAGTAGGACATCGGAAGCATCCTATCGACCAACAGCTTCCACGCTGCTGCTTGGTTTTTATGCTCATCATCTAACGCCGCATCCAGTATGGAGTCTAACACCTTACGGGATTTAGGAGATGCCATGAGCCTCGCCTTAAATTCCTCGATCGCGCTTGCATCCCCTCTTGGTCTGCCAACGGGTTGCTTACGGGCTTCGGCTAATGATGCCTTTGAGGGTCTTCCTCGTTTTTTTCCTGAAGGGGTCGCTTGACTCACAGGGTTATCCATAATTGGTTCCTTACACTATATAGTACTCTAAAAGGTCGCTTGACTCCATCTATATAGGTTTATATAGTAAGTACTCAAGCGTTCCTATATAACTATATAAACTATGAACCTCAAGCAGACTAAATTCAAACCTCACTTAACGTCATACCCTATATAGTGCGTATTATAGCATACTTTTTCCATTTTGTCAAGTGTTTTCTTCACTTTTTTTAGATTTATTTTTAATCACGCTTGAGGGGTTAGTTTACTGTTCTGTCGCAATCGTCGCCCTTGACCTCGACAGACGACAATTCCTTTACTCTGTCCCTAATTAAATCTTTGGGGTTTGGTTAATCTCTTTTGTAATCAGTTGCTTAGGTGTTATAGTCTATATAGGAATGATTCTCATTTAGGTTCTAATTTACCCTTATTTTGTATCTACGCGGGTACGGTATACTTGTGTGCATCGATAACCCCTCCCCCGCCATGGTTATTATGGGGCATGGTTGCACAGGCTTTGGAGATGTGGTAGTAGATGGGGCAATGAAGCACCCACTAGAAGCACA